CGCTGAGACTCATTGTAGATACTCTGTACCTCCGACCGCACCACAAATTTATGGTGGGGATGATGAAAGTCATGCTCACCGTTACCCGGTGAATCCAAACTGGCATGTGTGGAAAGAGTACGAAACATGTGAACTGAAGCAAACATATACTAAGACTCCTAGAAGCTTCAGTTACTATTTAACAAAACATGGAGCAGTCAAGGATCCGGTACATCTTCTTCGTAAGCTTCTGATTGCTGAGGAGCGTGGCAAATTAGAAGATGTATTGGCCGGGTACGCTATTGAAGCCCGATCTTTGTTCATTAAAGGTGATTTGGTGTTCGAAATTTTGCCTGAGGAGGCAACCGATGCCTGGCAACTTCTAAATAGTGAGTTATTCAATATTTTGAAGCGTGTCAAGATTGATTTAGGAACAGTGGATGGGCATCGTTTGATGTTCATTCGGCCTTTAATTCCTACGTCAGTGAAGCACTGGGCACTCGGTTTCATTTCGGACATTGACACCGAATATACTTCTAAAACTCCGAATTCACCTTTTTCTCGGGAAGTACTGAATAACTTCCCAATATTATCTGATCACATTCAGCACAACGAGGAGGTTGAACACGTGTTGTGATGAATGCTGCTGAGAGTGTGTTGTCTGCCCGGGACCCGGGTGAAAATGCCAAGGCTCGTGACCCTCTTGATGCGAGGGGACCTGAGCATTTTGCCAGCGGAAGATTTGATCTCTCTTCCGCTGTTAATTATTCCCATGCGTTGTCCGCCCTTTCGGGTTTTGCCAGTCTTTACCAAACTTTTCCTATGTTAAGTATTCATAAGATTGTTATCCGCGCAACTATGACGTCGTCCACGAAAATTGCTGGTTGTTTGTGTTACGACGCGGCTCAACCTGACATTGACTCTGTTGGGGAGCATCCTCAGTATTTCCGTTACACTGAGGCTTCGTATCGTGCCGGCATTGAACATGAGTGGGTTTTGGAGCCTTCGCCAGGAATGGCGTTGCAAGTTTCTCCTCCTTCCCCTCATGGGGTGATGCCAAAGTTGTGCTTGTTTTCTTCTTCCGGCGGTGGAGTGGCTTACCTCCACATTTACTTTTCGTTTAAAGGTCGTATTGTAATTTCAAAAGGCCAGTTAAACTAGCAGCTGCGCCGGTGGTGGTACCAGTCGAGGTGGCGGTTCCGGAGGAAGTTGTTGAACCTGTGGACAGTGGTGTAGATATGACAGAGGAAAATGGGACTTGTAATTTGCACATTTTCGACTCATCTGATGATGAGGTTCATCTTTCTGTCTGTCACATTAATGGTAGTGAAGGTACCATAGGTGTTGATGATGAAATCCGAGATGATTTGACCGAGGGAGAATATACTACTGGTTTTAGGTTCGAATTTAAAAGTAGTACATTAGCCTTGGGTCAACGCATTCATTCTTTTAGTCCGCTTAGACTGAGTCCGGCG